ATAAGAATAAAAGCGGGTCAAGATACTTATATACAAGATCAACAAATAGCTAAAGAGACTGATGATTTAAACAACAAAAGAGTTAAGGCTTTTCAAGATGCTGAACAAGCTAAACTTGCTATAGCTAATCAAGTAGGGGAAGCTATTATAGCTATCGCAGGAGAAGGTTCTGCTATAGGTAAAGCAGTTGCGGTTGCTATGGCTACTATGAACACTTATGAGGCAGTTACGGCAGCATTAGGAGCTAAACCTTATGGTCCATGGAATATTGCACAGGCAGCAGCAGTAGGAGCTATGGGATTTGTTCAGGTTAAGAATATACTTAAAACAGAAGTACCAAGTCCTGCAGGAGGATCAGGAGGAGGTGCGGCAACCGCTCCATCTATACAACCACCTGATTTTAATATTGTAGGTCAATCTGCAAGTAATCAATTAGCTGCTGCAGTTCAAGGTCAATTCAATCAGCCTGTAAAAGCTTATGTTGTATCTAAAGATGTATCTACGGCACAAGAAATGGATAGAAATATAGTTTCAACCGCAAGCTTAGGATAGTAAAACAAAATTAATTAATTAAGTTATCATATTATGAAGACTATTGAATTATACATAGATGAGGATAACGAGTTTAGCGGAATAGAAGCTATCTCTATTGTCGAGAACCCTGCTATAGAAGAAGACTTTATAGCATTGAACAGTCATGAAGTTAAGTTGGCTGAAGTAGATACTGAGAAGAGAATCCTTATGGGTGCTGCTCTCATACCTAACAAAAAAATATACAGAACTAATGGCGAAGAAGAATATTATATTTTCTTTAGCGAAGAAACTGTCAGGAAAGATTCAGAGTTGTTTTTATCAAGAGGTAAACAAAACAATTCAACATTGGAGCATGATGTCGAACTAAATGGAATGTCTGTAGTTGAGTCTTGGATAGTAGAAGACTTACAAAAAGACAAGAGCAAGAAATACAATCTAAATGTACCTATGGGTACTTGGATGGTTTCTGTTAAAGTAAACAATGAGCAGATTTGGGAAGAGTTTGTCAAGAGTGGAAAAGTTAAGGGGTTCAGCATAGAGGGATTCTTTGCAGATGCTTCTAAAGATAGACCCAAAGAGTCTGTAGAAGAAGATTTTGCAGAAATGGAAGCTTTATCTCAAATATACGCACTCGAGGAGTCATTCTTAGAGGCTCAGGGAGTAGAACTCGAATCTTATAGCGATTACCCTCAAGGAGCAGTAAACAACGCTAAGAGAGCTTTAAAATGGAAAAAAGACAATGGTTCTTCATGTGGAACTTCTGTGGGTTGGACAAGAGCTAATCAATTAGCCAACAAAGAGCCTTTGAGTAGGTCCACTATTGCAAGAATGGCTTCATTTAAAAGACATCAGCAAAACAAAGATGTACCTTACTCTGAAGGTTGTGGTGGCATAATGTGGGATGCTTGGGGTGGTTCTGCAGGTGTTAATTGGGCAATATCTAAACTAAAGGAGATAGATGGGAACGATTAAAAATACATCTTACAAAGTACACGCTCATCAAACTACTGATGCTGAAAGAGTAACTTTCAATATAGAAGAAGGTGCTATGGTTACTACAGAAAGTGGTATATGGCAAGTTTATAATGGTGCTTGGAGAAAAATATATCCACAATCAGGGATAGGTAGTGGTTTAGGTTGGGTTAGATATGATGATGGTTTATACACATCTGAAAACAAATTAACTTTAGCAGATGGAGTAGAAGCCACCCTTACAAACAATGGTGCAAATGTAGTGAGAAGCGAGTCAGGTATAGATTACTACAACACTAACACAAACAAGTTGTTGGCTACTACACCTAACGATGTTTACATTATGACAATCGTATTTAACTATTCAGCACCTAATGCCAATCAAACTTTTATGCACCTAAATTTAGACAATGCAGGTAGCGCACCATATAGTAGATTAAAGCAAGATATTATATTCCCAAAAGGTAACGATGTAGAACACGAATATCATGGAGTATTCCAATATTATGTGGACCAAGACTTTGTAGATAATGGTTCAAGTTGGAAAATAACTGCTGATGGTGGTTCTGCCGATGTATGGGATATTATATACTTTATACAAAAAACACAATCTTATGCGTAATAAAATGAAAGCTACTCCGAGTAGAACAAGTCCAAAATCATCTAAGAGAGCATGTCTTTGTGATAACGGAACTTATTCAAGAAAATGTTGTAAAGGTAATATTATAAATCAAGGTGTAGGTAGTGTTACATTTATACCTGAAGAATAATAAAAATACAACAATATTAAATACTCTTAGTTAACATAACATATTGTAATTAATAAACAATTAAATATATGAAAACCACAGAACTTGTAGAAAAACTAAAGAATGTTTTCCTAAGTGAAGAGGCTATTGAAGCTCAACCTGAAGTGCAGGAGGAAGTTCAATTAGAATCTGCTCAGGAAGAAGTGGTAGAAGAAACTCTTGCTGAAGAAATGCCTGCAGAAGAAGTAGCTGAAGAAGCTATTGAAGATGTTGCAGAAGAAGCAGATAAGTATGCTACCAAAGAAGAATTAGCTGCTGCAGTTGCTGAAATGAAAGCTATGTATGATGCCATCATGGAGAATATGTCTACAGAAGCTGAAGCTGAAGTACCTGCCGAATTAAAAGAAGATTTATCGGCTCAAGAGCCTGCTTCTAAACCAATGTCTCATGATCCTGAAGAAATGGTAGAGAAAAAACAAGTAAATCTTTACGGACAAAACAGACCACAGACAACATTAGATTCTGTCTTGGCTAAATTTAACAAATAATAAACTAAATAAACACAATTAAAAATGGCTACAACTACTAACATTACTACTACTTACGCAGGTGAGTTTGCAGGTAAATATATCTCTGCTGCTTTATTATCTGCTTCTACTATTGAGAATGGTGGAATTACAGTAAAACCAAATGTGAAGTACAAGGAGGTAATGAAAAAATTATCTACAAATGACCTTGTTGCAGATGCAACTTGTGATTTTGATCCTACTTCAACTATTACATTAACTGAAAGAATCTTACAACCTGAAGAGTTTCAAGTAAACTTAGAATTATGTAAGAAAGACTTCGTATCTGATTGGGAAGCAGTACAAATGGGATATTCTGCATTTGACAACTTGCCTCCATCTTTCCAAGATTTCTTAGTTGCACATGTTGCTGCTAAAGTTGCAGAGAAAACAGAGCAAACTATTTGGTCAGGAGCTAACGCTACTGCAGGAGAATTTGATGGTTTAGTTGCTTTAGCTACTGCTGATGCTGATGTAGTTGATGTAGTAGGAACTTCTATTACTGCTGCTAACGTAATTGATGAATTAGGAAAAGTTGTTGATGCTATTCCATCTGCAGTTTACGGAAAAGAAGATTTATACTTATATGTTTCTCAGAACGTAGCAAGAGCTTATGTAAGAGCTTTAGGTGGATTCGGAGCTGCAGGATTAGGAGCTAATGGTACAAACGCTCAAGGTACTCAATGGTGGAACAACGGAGCATTATCTTTTGATGGTGTAAAAATCTTTGTTGCAAACGGATTGGGAGATAACTACATCATGGCTGCTGAAAAATCTAACATCTTCTTCGGAACAGGATTGTTATCAGATCACAACTTAGTAAAAGTTATTGACATGGCAGACATTGACGGAAGTCAGAATGTTCGTGTGGTAATGCGTTACACAAGTGGAGTACAGTACGGAATCGGAAGCGACATCGTTCTTTACACACCTGCATAATTAATACATAAATAAAATAAAGGGGTAGGTAAGCCGTAAAGCCTGCCTGCCCTTTTTTTATAACAATAACCTTAAAATATATAACAAATGGCTTGTGATTTAACATTAGGAAGGATAGAACCTTGCAAAGATAGTGTTGGAGGCTTAAAAAGCTTGTACTTTGTTAATTACGGAGATTTAGGAGCAATCACTTATGATTTAACCGATACAGATGTAATTGACTCAGTAGCAGGTACTCCTGATGCTTACAAATACGATATTAAAGGAGCTTCTTCTTTTACTCAGAACATTCAATCAAGTAGAGATACAGGAACAACTGCTTTTGAGCAAGTTCTTGAAGTTACTTTAAAGAAATTAACTATTGCCGACCACAAAGAGCTTAAAATCTTAGCTTTCGGAAGACCTCATGTAATTGTTGAAGATTACAACGGAAACTTCTTCTTAGCAGGATTAGAGCATGGTGCAGAGGTAACAGGTGGTACTATCGTTACAGGTACTGCAATGTCTGACTTAAGTGGTTAC